AGCGGTTAAACTTGAACACCCATACAACAGACTGGATAAGCTCGTAACTCCTGTCATGCCCGACAATGGCGATAAATCAATAGCGGTTAAACTTGAACACCCATACAACAGACTGGATAAGCTCGTAACTCCTGTCATGCCCGACAATGGCGATAAATTAATAGCGGTTAAACTTGAACACCGTCCGAACATGTTAGATAAGCTCGTAACTCCTGCCATACCCGACAATGGTGATAAATCAATAGATGTCAATTTTGAACACCCCGCGAACATGTTAGATAAGCTCGTAACTTTAGTCATGACGGCAATCGACGTTAAATCAATCGAAATCAGACTATTACATTCTAGGAACACTTCTGAAAGGTCATTTCTGTCTCTATCGTTTTTGAATATATTTCCCCCGACGTATTCCAGATAATAACAAGCATTAAATCTCATACCATTAATCGCGCTATTTCCTATACTCCAGAAAGCTTTCAAATTTGATGTTGGGGGCGAACATTTTTTTACACCTTCTGCATTTTTAATCTCTACCTGATAAAAATTAGAATCACCATAAGTATGATAATAATAATCAGTTGAGCTCCCATTTGTCGTGCTACCATCTCCCCAATCAATAATAAAATCAGTATTGGTATGAGAGAGCACGAGAGTAACCCTCGAACTACCTCCTTGTAGCAACATTTGAATATTCCCATTCTCTTTAGGCTTAAAGGATGCAATATTAAGTACGAGTGTTATGTTTATTGAAATGGCAGATGTACCGACTGTTACATATCCAGAATAATCAAAATAACTGGGATGAGTTACTGTATATTCTTGATTTCCTTTTCCCAATGATAAAGTGCATTCACCGTACTGGTTTGTGACAGATGTTTGTGATCCTGATTTAATTGTCGCTCCTTCAATAAGAGCAGTGCCATATTTCACGATGAATTTCACATCTACAGCTGCATAGATTTCTATAGTGTTCGTCGTGTCTGATGTAATAGAAGAGAATGAGAATGTATTCCCGGCATATCCGTATGCGGATACACTTCCGGAGACAGCAGCTCCGGAACGTGGTAAAGTCACATAACCGTCCTTGTCGGAAATATATGATTGGTCACCGATGACAACACTAGCTCCTTGTACATACGTTGACTGATTGTAGACTTTTACTCTTATCTTTCGTACAGGGATATAAGTCACTTTGTAACTCTGAGTTCTTGTGCCGGCAGTTGTATATGTCTGCGACAGCAGTTCATGGTTATCTGCCTGATATGTAAATTCCACTTTAGTACCATCTTCAACTGCTACCTTATATTGCGTATCACTAACCTTCTCAAATTCAACATTACAGGTGAATACTGAGTTTGTCAATGTTTTGCTTTGTGAAGATGAGAATGTGAATGTTGTGACTGGTGTAGGCTTTAGCTGGCCATATGTGATAGTCAGTTCCGGGGATGCTGCATTGATCTTCGCCAATTGTGCTTGTGAAGCTACAGAGACGTAACATTTCCCGCTAACAATAGCCTTATCTGTGTTATTCCCGTTTTCATCGAGACCTTTCAATTTGATCAACTTAGCAATTATGTCCAATGTCGATATATTCCAGTCTACACCGATCAAGCGTACACGTTCTAACTTCATAGTATCAAGCGCAAAGCATCTGTCAATGATAGACAAGACATTAGCTTTGTTAGTATTCTCCCATCTGATTGTCGAAAGATTCTGTACACCATCAAGGATTAATCCTGTATCAGTAATATTGATCTGATTGAGCATGGTTAGGCTAGTAACGGTTTCCGGCAGGTGCATTGTACGCATATTCCCGGCAGCCGGCAGAAGTACTGCAGTAGTAGCTGAACCTTGTGCATATAGTTCTTCAAGGTTGTCGCATCCGGATACATCGATGGGCTGCGTGTAGTTCGGGCAGTTGGCCATGTTGAGCAGTTTGAGCATACGGTTATTGCCGACATATAAAACCGTCATATTTTGGTTCTGATATCCTTCGACAGTTGAACCGATGATTAGCTCTTTAAGCCGTGTCATCTTTGATACGTCGACCGATCCGGGATACAGAGCAGACAGATCACCCAGGGAGGTAATCAATGAAGCACCATAGATGATCGTTTCCGTGTCGTTGAAAGTCATTCCTTCCGGAGCGACCATTTTGAAGCTGTCATTAAATCCGACACGTTGTGATCTAGTGACCGATCCCCATTTAACGTTGAAGTACATAGCGTTGAATGAGGTCAGTGTGATGTCGGCACATGGTGCAATTCCTGTCCATACCGCAGGAGTATAGGTACGGAACACAGCAGTGTCACCCAGGACCGATCCGGCAAGGAACTTGCTGTCGAGATACAGGAAACGGTTTTTCCATATCCATTTGCCGTATAATTCACGGCTTCCCTGCAAGGCATACAGATAAGCTCCGGTCTTGACAATCTGAGGATTCTCATGAGACTGGGAGTAGTCCAGGTAACCTTCAATCAAAGGTTGCTCATACTTGAAATAACCGTCTTCATTATAAATAGCTTCACTCCATTTCTCCGCCTGCCGCTTGTACAGGTATTCGATCATGCGGTCATACGACAGGATGCCGCGCTGACGCATTGTATAGTACATTTCACGAATGTCATCAGAGAACGCTTCCTCTACGAGTTTCCATAATTCTGAGTCGGCACCATTCCAGACATTCTTATTTCCGATCACGTCTGAAATCTCGACATTATACAGGAATGCGATTAATGCTTCATTGTTGATAGGAATCAGGGTATCGTTATCATAGAAGATTAACAGCCATAGTTTGCTCCCTATCCGGGTGAGGAACTGGTTCTTGGCACGCTGGTCGGTCATACCAAGTGCCAAGGTTGTTAATGCGTAGAAAATAACGGGTTTCTTATCGAAGTATTGACTAAACTCTGACTTGAACTTTTCCACGTTCCCTTTACAGCTATTCACCCATTCAAATATCTTCTGAACATTCGTGATGTCGGTACCACCGTCAGGATACCGAGCTTCTATGTTATCTTCCCATCCGGTCATGTCACCGGTCTTAAATAGGGTAAGATCAGATGTGTTATTGGAGAACTCCCAGCTTTCATCTCCCTCCTTGAATCCGAATGTATTCTCTGCCACCTTATCCGTATTCAGGTTGATTTTACCGATGAATACAGGTGCGCTGTCCGCTGTTTCCTTGTGGAATAGCAGGAATGGCCGGCCGGCAACAGTAGTGCGGATCTTTGAGTCTGTTTTCTGCGCTTCGGTCAGGATATCCATCTCTTTGAGCATGGTGTCGATCATGTTAGCCACTCCTGTATTATGCGTACCGGAAGATTCTGCAAAATCGGTTTTAATACAGAAGATGGAAGCCGGAAGCACGTCTTCCGTTACCTGATAGGTATCTTCTTTCATTCCTGTCTCCGTGTAGGTGATGCCGTCCAATAGCTCAAATTTATAGTTTTTGCGGGGGTAGTATTGGGATGATGTACCCTGAACGTTATTTTTAACGTCTGCCACCCAGTTAAGAGATGAATCGACAGAAGAGAACAGATAGACCTTATTCGTCTTCTTGTCTCCCTTGTATTGTGGCAGGTCACCTTCGAATACAAGACAGTCGATCATCTTGTTTACCTTCTGAAAGGATACACTGCCATAGTCGTCGTAGATTTGATTGCGCAGGTACAGATCACGTTTCTTCTCTACGTCGTCCATGTCGGCAATGTAGTTGTCAAGCAGCTGGTACCGGTTCAGGTTATTGTTGTATGATCTGATATTGTAGATGTCTATGGTTGCGTCAGGACAGCCGATGGCAATATCTACAGGAACCGATTGCATGAAATTGTCCGCGTCCGGATACTGCATGGAACCGGACTTGATACCGTTTACGTAGATACCTACTAATCGGTTATCTGCTCTCTTCTCTACGACAAAAGCTAATCTGATACGTTCTTCGTCTTTGAATCGTGTGTCAATAGAGCTTTGCTCTGATTTAAGCAAGGCTGTTTGAGAAGTGATCTGAATACCACGATCCCCGGACCAGCAGGAGATGACAGGTGTGTCGTAGTTGTATACATCACGCACGGTAAATTCAAATTCAATCGTTTTGCCTGTCGCACGGAAATCGGAGGCAAAGAGATGCAGCGGAAGAGTAACCGATGCCCCACCGCTGATACGGAGACAGGAATAACCGTTATCGTCTTTCACCCAGCCGTTGTTCTTCCAGTTGAAGCCGGAGAATGAGGCGGTGATGTCATTGAACTTCCATTCTTCTTTGTTGGTATCGGAGTTACTCCGGTTCTGCGAAGTAAGATAGAGTTCCAGGTCCTGCGTCTCAGGTTCTACGATAATGGGTGATTCAGTTACGTTGACATTAAATGTTTTCGAAGTATTTCCACAGGTGATGGTTAAAGTAAGCGCACCGGCATCGTTCGCACGGTAGCTCCATGACTGCCTTGTACGGTCTACGGTTTGCGTTGATACTACCTGACCATTGGCAGACAATGTAATCTCGCTACTGGATGAAGCAGGAGAATAAACGATAAACGGGATGAGCAGGGTATCGTATTGTTCGATCTCTGTCATCTTGAATGAGGATGCAATGACAGGAGTATTGCTTCCGGATGAAATACAGATAATATCATAGAACAGATGCTCGCTTTCGATGTCTGTTTCATCAATGGTAGCGGTTGCATATACCTCTAAGATATGTGCACCATGCGCTTGAGGCGGAATACTGTATGTCTGCTGACGGTTGCTGATAGCGGTCTCAACGGTACCGATTTCCTTGCCGTCGATCTTAAAGTGAATAACCTTGGTTAGTGATCCGACAGGGGTATAGACAAATGAGATCGCTCCGACATAAGCCTTTGAATCATCGAATGTAGAAGTGACTGAGATGCTTACTGCGTTGATCTTGAATGTCAGTTTGCGGGTAGCTCCGTAACTGTCGGTAACTTGTACGACGAGGATGTTGTCACCTAAAGACAGGTATTTGCCTATATTGAATGAGACTTCGCCTTGGTTGATTGTTTCAGAGGCTACCTGTTTATTGTTTAAGGTATAGGTTGCGATACCTTCGCCGGTTTCCTCGCCGGACAAAGTAGATGAGTATGTGTACTTGATCAGTGTCTCCTTACCATGAACGGCCGTTGCATTTGACGGAGTGACAAAGGCAAGCGTGAGCTTTGTTCCTCCGCCGCCTGCAGCTGCTTTCACGGGATAGAATACACCTGCTCGTTTTTGCATCATATAGTTGCCGTCCGGAACTAGATCGAATGATTCATCTGTGTTATCCATCTCACCTAGTGAGGTAGAACCGAATCCACTGTTTTTAGGAACTTCTGTTAATCCTATTGCCATAACATTACTATTTTCGGGATTTTCTTTTTCTGATTCTGTAACTCCATAATCGGTGTCGGCCATCACGACGACACCACCGGACAGCCGGGTCATTTTACCGACATTCAAGCCGCCCTCGATATCGCAGCCTTCTTTAGAAGTAAAGCCTTTATTGAAAGTATCTTTGATGTCTTTACGTGCATAACGATCATCACCGAATGATTTAGAGGAGATGGGTTCGAGCTTGTAATGCTTACGCTTATTAGTAACGGGAATTGATTCATCAGGAACGAGTATATAAGCATTTGTTTTCCCATTTTCCTTGACTGTTATAATTTGTCCATCAATCGGAAAATATTCCTCTTCTTCAATATTCTGTGCATATCGGGTTGCTTCCTCCAGTGATTCCCAGCCATCCGTGGAGTCGATAAAACGATCCGTTGTTCTTCTATATTGAGCGGCGAAGCTTGAACCTTTTATATTCAGTTTTACCATATCCTTATACTATTTTAAAAGTGAATGTATCCGGGTCGTTGAGTCCACCGGTTTGCAGGTACCATAGATTATAATCAATAGCTTCGCTACTGTTTGCGCCTTCTACTGATATCTTGATAGGACCTATACAGTATTCTTTATCTTCTGCAAAGTTGGCGGGATAAGAAGTCAGAGACAGTTCTGACAGTGTGCCTGAAGGAACACATACAGCCACTATTTTCCAGTTTGATGCAGGGAACTTAAAGGTACCGGGACCGGTATAGAATCCACTTGTGCCCAATGCCCTTATATCAGCAGATGACTGAGGAATAGAGGAGCATACCCCTGCGAACCATTTACGCCTCACATTTACACTAATCTTATTATTTAAAGTTTGCTGCGGTATGGTATTATCTGCGCTTGCAGCATAAACTACTGTGGCAGCATAGGTTTCCCCCTGAGTATAGTATCCGTCTAAGACTCGTACAGCTCTTTGCTCGCCATTGCTCTCTGCTGAGAATTCCATTTTGAATGCTTCATTGTAATCATAATATGCTTTGATCATTTCACCGTTACCATACCTGCTTGCTATATAAGTGATCTGTCCCTTAGCCGTCCCATATTCGACGTCATTGGACGTTGACAGATGTCCTACTAGAGATGCCGACTCTGCATGTGAGAGCATTGTCCTGAAGAGACTTTCGTATGTTGTTCCTTGTTTCAGAACATCGCCGGGCTTAATGTAGCCGGTTTGTGGAGCTGTGACGCGGATATCCTTGGTCAGGCTCCCTCCGGATCCGGGCATATTCTTATATCTTTCATTCAGGAAAGATAATACGGCTGCCACATCCCGGTTAGATACACTGTTCTTCAGAATGGCTTGATCAATGTAATCAATGAGTTTATCTATGACTTCCTGGTTATCTGCCATGTCAGTTGAATTGTGAAGTGAATTGTTCGGTATGTATGCGTGCGGATCCGAAATCATCATCACCGAATGATCCAACTCTTTGCTCTGAATCACTAAAATGCAAGGTTAACTTGACACTCTCCGGAGAAATGGCGCGAGCTGCTCTGGTCAGGTTCTCAGCTGTGACGTTAACTCTGATATTTCGTCCGTCCATGCCGAGGATACGGACGTCTTCAGAGGATAACATATCGATCAAAAAAATTAGTTCATCATTCGTCCGGTATCCTGATTCTACAGTCATAGATTCTTTCCCGGATAATCTTTCCCAAGATTCTACGTAGTCGTCTATAACTTCATCATACACATTGAATGCGTTCTCTTCGTCAGCTTCGCGCTTGATGGTACCGATACCGGTGATTTCGATTAACTCATAGGAACCGTATGAATTGAGAAACTGCAGGAGATATCTTTCGCGGCTGATTGTGCCCGGCGTAATGACGATCGTGCAAGATTTTTTCTCTCCTACATACACATCAAATACGGAAGCCAGAATATGATGTGTATCAAACAACTGCTTCCGGAGGCGATATATATTCAAAGCGACCGGTTGCCCGGCTGATCCTTCTATCGTTGTCTCTATTCCGTTTGTGAGGACTTTCATAACTCCTCCTTCCGGATAGATGAAAGGCATAGGCAGCAACTCCGTTTCCCTGATCGTGATAAGTTTTCCGGTCGTTCGTGTAGTCTGGAAGAAGTTCACTTCCGGATTCATTAACTTCCAGAGAAAGACGCTTTTGTTTTCTTCATGCAGATGCCGGAGCATTCGCTTGCTGACTCCTCCGATAAACACGTTTAGATATAAAACCTTTGTTTCCCCATTTGCGTTTGAAACGTTGATTGTAATGCTTTTGGCACAACTATCTGCTTGGAGCAGGATCTTCTCAGACTCATTATATAATTGTGCCGGTCGCACGACATCAGCAAGGATGTCTTGTAGAAAGACAAAGAAGTCGCCTTCTCCGCTGCCGGTGAATATTTCTTTTCCATCAGCTGAAATGGTATAGGTTGCACGCGAGCTGCTACTGATCGATAGCTTAATCGGGTTCCCGGTCAAAGCCATGCTGGCCGGATATATGTTTACTGATAGTAGGCTCATTTTACTTGGTAGTTAGGTATAACAATAGATCCCTGTACCTGATAATCACAAGCACATTGATGCTGTAAGAAAGCCTCCCGCTCCGCAGTCGGAAGGGTGAGGAACTCAAAGAACTCATCAGAAGTAGCAGAGGCATTCCCTGAATACGATTTATACGCAAGCAACATTTGTTCGATGTCGGCGGATTGTATAGCTGCTGTAATGGTCACTTGATTATTCATAATTGCAAAATTGAAGATTATAACATGAGTGATAAAGGACAACTAAAACAGTTCGGCACGCACAAACTGGTCATATTGCACATCGTAATGCACTCCTCCTTTAGGATCGCTGATGTCGTAATGCATGGTACCACCTGATGTACCTAGATATGTCCGTACCCGGTAGTATAGATCAAAACTGTGCGTTGCCTTATAAATAAAGTATTCTTGTTTATTATTGAAGTCCTCTTCAGTCGGTACAGACAAAGGTATCTTTGCGTTAGGAGCATCCGTTGATGCGTTCTTGTACTGCAGATCATAAATGGTTTGGTCTTTTCCCAATTTACTTCTCCATTCATCTACTTGGCTCTTGGTCGCAGCGTTGACAGCGGCTGATCTATTATCGAATCGTTTCCATGTATAGAGTTGTTCAACAATAGGTACAGTTTGCTCTTTGTCTAAATCAAAAGGCTTAAGTAGTTTGATAGTTCGCAGCTTTACTTTAGCCGGATCGGAGGATCGATATGGGAGTGTATATCGGACTGAATCAGGTAACATACGTTGACCATCCAGCAGGATAGGGGACAGGAAGCTCGGATTCATACATTGTTGTGCAGACAGATGCACATCAGTCTCGACCACATGATTGGCATGCCGGAGTATTGCATCGTAATCACGCCAAAAATGACTGAACAATCCGTATTGGCCAACAAAAGTGAGTGATATGTGACAGGCTTCACCATACTGCTTATCCAGTGCCGGCTTACCTTGTGAATCTAAACAGTTTTGTGAACCGTAGACCAAATAGCTGTCTGAGTCAAAAAACGAGAAGCAAAAAGCGAGTGGAGTCTGGTATTCCAGATTCTCGGATATGTCGACGTCTGAACTTGTAATAGTAGTATAGCGATGTACTTTGCTGAAAAGATAAAGCGGGACGGAGATAATTTTGGTTGTGCTTACTTTAAACATAGCCAGCTTGGACGGGAGGAATTCATCAACAGAGGAGATCTCTTTGTATGCCATATCTGCTCCTCTGTCCCAAGAAAAGAATTCGGAGGATACAAATTCAGTTTGTTGGGTGACATTGTCTGTTTTGTAATAGGCTGCATACTGAGGCTTATAGACTAGATATCCTCCAGCTTTAGTCGTTACGATATAATTGTATGGCTTGAGAAATTTGTCCAGTGATTCGGCGGCGGGTGCAGCGGAAGATTCATCCGTCGGGCCTTTCACATTAGTTGAAGCTGATAATTTAAGTTGCTGTGGCTCTTCAAAATTAATGACCGGTTTTGATGCTTTCAATAGTGTCCAGTCTGAAGAGTGAGGAGCGTTGATGATATCTCGTATAAATTTAAGCCGGACGCTGCGGGTGTTTCCATCGACAAAATAGAGCAGACCGAAACGGCACCAAAGTGCTTGCATGAATTCATTGATGGTGCAATCCGGCATCAATTCGGAATATTTCAGGATACCTTTGACACAGCAGTCTGCGGCATTATTAAGTACTACCAGCTGTTTGAGCTGGTGGTGTGTAGTGAATGGATTTTCGATGATGGTGTAGCCATAGGCTGCGAAGATGGTTTCAAGTATGTAGCTTACTTTTAGGAATGGTGTGACTCCATAACCTTCGGGTAGTGATACTTCTACCGGCCCGTCATCTATGAAAAAAGTTTCTGTTCGGGCTGCTCCGAATGATCCGTTATAGTTGTTTAGATATTCTAGATAGTCTATGGTCTCTTCATCTACTTTACGGTTGTAAGATACGGCTATAGGAAAAAGGCAAAACGGAGAGTCTTCTTTTGATCTATTATCTAAAATATAGGAAACGAGAGCAGATACTCCTCCTTCCGGTTTGTAGACCGGCATGTCCAGAGATTGCAGGGAAACTGCGTTCCAAATGCTGTATAATTCGGACTCACTAAAACCAACATTAAAGGTAATACCTTCTTCCTCGGATGCGCTTACCACATTCATCTTCCCGACGCGGTGATATACGCCATCGGCAATCGTGATACGATCATCTTTGGCAGGAGCGGTATCAATGTCGGTTCGCTCAATGTGCTTGTTTAGGCGAAGGTTCTTCTTTGTGCCCGGTATGGTGGCTGCGATGGACTGGGAACCGCGCTCATTATAGATAGGAGAACTGTCTTCTATCTCTGTATTGAAATCTTTCTGTAGGTCGAAAGTTCCGGAGGCGTTAGATATTTTGAGTGACATGACTGATTTATTTAGTTGATCGGGTAAACGGTTTCTTTGTTTTTTCGTCCAGCTCTTCTGCTTTATGGATATCGCGTAGGGTGACGTATGCTTTCAAGGTTTTAAGCGTACTAATGAGGCGGCCTATCTCTTTGAGCAATCCTTCAAGTTCGGTAGCGGATAGTGCTGCGTTGCCAGTTTCCTTGCTGTTCTCTTTGTAATTGTCAACAACCGAATAATTTCCGGAGGCACGCTGGGGAATATGTCCGCTGCGGGCATCTTCGATGGCATCCACTATCAAAGGATAGTTAATGTGTTTCTGTAGTCTGGCAAGATCTTCAGCGTTAATGATTAATTCAGCACCATTTTCGGAAATCAGGGAAGTGCGTCGGACGATTCCGGTAGGGGAGGATCCGATGTAAGGTACATTACGGTAGTTCTTGCCATCATCTTCTCCGATCACATCATAGCGTCCGGACGCCCATTGTGATACGCTGACTGTTGCCCGTTTGGTAGAATCGGTGGAGTCAGTATCATTAGAAGAACTGGATGAATGCTTTCCGCCTACCAGTCCTTTTAGTGTGGACTTGGCTGTAGCAAGTGCAGCCATGATCAATCCGGAGAGGATGGCGGCGCGTGCGGCACCGGAAGCTCCGAATGTTGCGACAGAGTCGGGCATAGCCATTGCTTCTGCCGTAGATCTGGCTACTGCACCGGTAGCTGTCGCTGTCGCTTTAATAATTTCTGCATTAATAATCTTACCCAGCACATCGAATATGATATCGATCATGGTATCGGCAAAGCCTTGCATGGCATTTTCTTGTCCGGAGATCAGGTTACCCACTGCAGATCCTAACTCGGATCCATATTGCTTATATGTGTTGATACGTTCCTGGTATTGTTGCTGTTCTTTCTTGGTCTGTGCTTCGGTCTTCTTTTGCTCAGCTTCTTTTGCTTTAGCATGTGCAGCTTGTTCTTCTTTCAGACATTTGACTTTGAAGTCCAGCAGCTGCTTCTCTACTTGCTTCCGTTGTTCTGCATTTAATCCTGCAAGAGAAAGCATACGTTCCAGGTGCATGACGGTGAGCTGTTCCATCGCATCATTGTATGCAGTCTCGGAATTAAGATTCTCATCCTTTCCGGAAGCATATAACTCTTTTAATTCCTGTTGCTGACGTTCATAGTCTGTTTTTTCTTGATCAATCAGTTCTTGGGTATGTTCTTTTTGCATCTTCAGCTTCAGATCATTGATCTGATTTTGGATCTCAATGCCTTCTTTAGATTTTGTACCGGTGACTTTCAATGAACGTTCCAGGTATTCCATCTGAAGACATTCCATTTCTTTCTGAAATTGCTTTTCGGTCTGCAGAGTTTCATCTCCTCCTTCCAAGTACATTTCTTTCAGGAAGGCTTGCTTCTGAGCATAGAGCATCTTCTCTTTCTCTAACTGTTTTTTTAATTTGTCTTCATCATTATTGCCTCCAGTCGGGGTGACTGTAGTGGTGGTACCATTTCCCACTCCAGGCTCTTTCTTTTTGAACTTTTCGGAGAATACTGCACTATATTCTTTTTTTAGTGCTTCAAGAACTTTCTTTTCATCAGCTATTTTTGTGCGTACATCTTCTCTAGCCATAGATCCCATTAATGAATTGTCTTTTAGTGCAGGAGATCTTTCTAATTTTTCTATTGATTTATAACGATCGAAGAGTTCTTCACGCAATGTCTTGAGTTTAATATTCCTGTTTAGCGCTGCATTCATATCATCCAGCTTTGTTGTCGTCTCATTGATAACTTTACCTTCTTCATTGATTTGCGCCCGGTATTCAGGCATAATTTCTTGAAGTTTGGTAATTGCGGTTCTTCTTTCGTCTAAAGATTTGTTCCCGTCATGGATCGTATTCCATAACTTTCCAACCTGTTCTTTTTCTTCCTCATACAGTTTTGCTGATTTCTCATGAAGTTTATTCATGGTTTTTTGGATATCATAGCGTTCCCGGATAGCTTTATTCCATTTATATGAAACGGCAATAACTCCAACTATGAGTGAGGCTATTAGGGCAAACGGACTTAGTTTCATTATAAGAAACAATTCCTTCATTGCTACTTTAGCTGCTTTCAAATTCCCTGTTAATGTTGCAGTAACAGCTGTGTAGATTAATGTTGAAGCAGTAACTATTTTATCCCAATACAGTCTTAACTTTTGCATTGCGATATATTCTTTCGATGCAACTGTCGTTTGCGCTGTCCAGAAGTTTTCAAGTTTTAGAGCGGCAATATAGATCCCGATGATGGTTGTTAGAGTGATGATGGCACTGGAATGCTTGCCCAAGAAGCTGATAAGATCGACGAGTTTCCCAGTCCAGCTTGTCGTACTGTTCATAACACTGACAATGGCAGGATTGAGTTTTTCCATTAGCTCTATTCCCATTTCATTCATCTTGTTCTTAGCCTGTGCTAATTTTGCCGCCGCTGTGTCCGATTTGGTTGCTGCCTGTTCCATAGCAACACTAGTTCCTGTAACAGCTTCGGTATAGTATTTGACCTTCTCCGCCTCATTGATCAGAACAGATGCGACGTTATAACCTTCCTCACCGAACATCTTTTTGATCTTCGTTGCTGATAACTGTTTTTTCTGTAGATTGTCCAAGGCCGTTTCCAAACCGACAATTTTGGGATTGGTATCGTCTGCACCTGTCTGAAGGGTGAGGAAGAACCTCTTTAAGCCGGTGCCTGCGATCTCATCCTTGATACCCTTCTCGCCTAAAGTTTCGATTGTACCGACTAGCTGCTCAATGGGAATATTGGCAGATGCAGCTGCCACTCCGGAACTTTTGATAGACTTCGTTACGGATTCGACAGCAGCAGATCCGTATTTAGATCCGGCAGCCATGACATTAGCATAGCGTGCAGCCTGATCAGCTCCATCCCCGTATTGATTAAGTGACAGAGTAACGGCATCAACTGCATCTTTCAGGGTCATCCCGGAAGCGGAAGCCAGGATCAGTGTTTGCTCTGTGACTGCGGCCAAGGCTTCTTTATTTGAAAGAAGTTCAGGTTTGGCAGATCCGACCAGTTTGTAGGCATCCATGATCTCCGTTGCAGATTGGCGAATACGAATGCCCGACTCTGTCACTGTAGTGGAGAGGCGGATAGCTTGTTGTTCCAGCCAGCCAATGCTCTCCTCGGACAGACCGGTCAGTGCTTGAACATCGGCTTTGACATCTTCACGTTCATTGCGCTTTTCCCTGAGCTGGTTTAGCTTTAGGCTTATACCCGTGATCATACCGAGTACCGTCCCGGCTAGTCCGATGTATTTATTAATGAAATTGGCCGTTTTCCCCCATGCGGTACCTTGGCAACCGATCTCAATATTCATTTCTCTTTGTGCCAATGTGATTTCGGTACAAACTCGTTTGTATTGTCTAAGAGTTGTGTTGTATTGCTCTGTGCCGCGTTGTTCTAAGCGAAGTTCGTTTTGCAGCTTACGTTTAACGGCAATTAATTCATTGTAGGTGACCCCGGACAGATTGTTTAGGATACGTTCTGTCTCTTTAAGCTGTCCTCTGTGTTCTTTTTCCTGCTGTTGTAGCTTACTGATCTCGCTCCGTAACTTCTGTGCGGCGAGTGTAGTACCTTTGCCGGATTTCTCCAAGTCTTCCAGCTTCTTTTTATACTTTTCGGTTTGAGATACTATTTCATTAATACCTTGCTTGTAATTGGTGGTATCGAGGTATATTTTAATGCCTCTGTTATCTACTTTGCTCATAGGATTATCGTAAGAATATGTGAGTTAGGTCTAGAGTCATGTCTGCACAATATTTGGCAGCGATATCTTCTAATTCTTTTATATGGTCTGATATGATGGGATTGAACCAGTCTACGGCTTGGCGTTTCCCTTCTCCTATTTTACCACGGCTATCCGGATCCATTTGTTTTAGTGTACCGTATTTGTCCGTCCATTTACTACCAATAAAACCTCCGTGACCTCGATAAGCTCCTTTTGCAAAATAGACTCCATGCCTGGCAAATTTGAAGCCAATGCTTCTTGGCTCTGTTTGATATGTCTTATCAAGATGTATTTTGTGAGTAATGCTCTCTGACAGCTTTTCTCCATCGTTTTTACCTCGATATGTTTTATGCAGGAGTACGCTGGCTTTGAGGTATTTTTCAACTTTGGATGCCCATGCATTTAGCTCGTTTTTAAATGAGTTGACATGATCTATATTTTGAGCGCGTTGATATCGGTCAGTGTCTCCGTCTTCTTTGAATTGAAAGTGAATGGAAGGCTTGTTTCCTGCTGCAACGAATGCGGGAACTTCAATTCCGCTACGGATGGCAAGATTCTTTAGTTTCTTGAAATTACCTTTTGTCATGGAAGTGTATGCTTCTATCCAGTCAGACAGAAGGAAGTCGTCGAGGTCTTTTCTCATAGCCAGTATTCAGGTTTGATAGTGTAGTTGAAAGAGTTTAATAAATTGAATCCAATTAAGACTCCATAGAAATTATCGGCCAGTGGACCTACTCCGCGTATGGTAAAGCTGTCCGGATCTAGGGTAGTCAGACTGTAACTTGATGAGAATTGCTCATTCATCATGCGAGCGATAATTTGATGAGCTATCAGGCGGCATTCTTTTTGTGCGTCCATTATGGTTTCGGTGCGTTCGGAATTTGTATTTTTCAATACGATAAAGAAGTATTGTAGCTTTTCCGTCATGTTATCAGGTTGCCAAGAAAAGTCAGAATTAGAACCGTCGATTGCTATTAATATTGTCCCTTTGATGTTAGATAAACGATCTTCTATTGACAGGAATTGTTCTTCCTCTGTAGCTGGGAAGAATCGTTGTTGTTCATCTGTATGAGCTATTGATCTGAGTTGACTGGCGAGGGATTCGCCATATTGAAAATGATTGTATTGTCCCATAACGGCATAATGTTTAGGTTATGGAGACAAAAATAGCCCGCTGTGAGCGGGCTATAAAGGACACTATAGAAGTGAGGTTATGGTATGATTAGTAAGCTGAGTATTAATATCATGAGGGATAGCCAACAAAGCTTGGCTATCCACGAACGTGATGCTTTGCAGAGTGCCAGGCAAATGAGTATAGTGCATCCTATGGAAATAATTGTAATCATCCTTATTCTTTATTATTTGTTTCAGGAAGCAATATATGGATTAATCCGGATAATTGCAAGGTTTCATATCTATTCATAATTTCTAGAATTTAAATTGGTTGAAAACATAATATACGGATACTAAGTTTAATATGGCTTGCATACGGGCACGCTTAGCTCGGCGATGACGACGACTCATGGACGACCTCCTTTATTGATCTTGTTCCTAAAATCGAACGTGATTATTTTGCCAATAGTTTGTTCTCTTTTGGGCGATGCTATCTTCTTTTTGTAGTTGGTAAGCATCTCAATAACGGTATCGATATGATTCTCTCTGATAGATCCGATAGTCGTGGTTACGGTTCCGGCATAACTGCCATCTGGTCTGAGAATCATTGATTTGCCTTCTAAGTGGATGTAGCCTGTTTCATTGTTAATAACACGACATTGAGATGGTATGATTTTCTCTATGTATTTTTTCATGGTTGATCTCCTTTCTGCTCTAATAGGTAAGTATCTTCTCCAAAAGAATAATGACCACGAACTTTGCTATAAGAAATAAAGCACACAGGGGTGCTATCGTCATCTCCTAGTTTAAAGCTCCATTGCCCTCCGGAGGAAGTTTCATGACTACTTCTAAATATGAGCGTCTTTTGGTTAGGGTATTTTTCGTTTAGTCTTTTGACGACTTCTTCAAATTCACACTTCAGTGAATCCATTGCGCATTTATCCTGTACTAGGATACGGTCGTATGCCTGGGCAAATTCACACATTTCCTGCCCTTTGTTATTAACCTTTCGGTAGGTCTTTACATCATAAATGAATATCATTTCTTACCTCCTTTCTTGCATTGTTTTGCCCGATAAACACAGATGGCTGCACCGATCACGGCAGGAGGGAAGATAAAGGTAAGGCAAAAACAGGCTATGGCAGAGACGTAGTAAGCATCTGATGCGGAGTTGATAGCACAGTCTTTCTTAAGTTCGCTGAAGTAACGTTCTTGGAGCGTGTTTACATCCGTACTATTGGTACAGAATGAGGGCACGAAGGTTGTACCCATGTCTTTTTGTTTCATACTGATATGTTGTTTGGCATTAAAAATAAGAACGGCTATCCGTTCCCTAAAGTCGCCAAACAACATATCAATAAACCAGAAGGTCATTCATTATGTCGGGAAAGATAGCCGTAATTTCGTATGAAGATTCTTTTTATATCTGATAGCAGATAAAAAAGTAATCGATGAGCATAAAAAAAGCTCAATTTCGTATTGAGCGTCTCGCTTGACACTTCTAGTTATTAATAAAATTGTTTGGCACTACAAATATGAGGATAATATTTGAGAGTGCCAAACATTTGAAATACTTATCTGTATTATTCTTGATTTTTATCAAACCCTGATAATTCTTTTGCTTGATTATCGAGGGTTTGGAATAAATCTTCATCAATCGTATTTTTTACTAAATTTCGGAATGTCTTTAAATAATCGATATAATCCTTAGCTTTGTATTTAGGATTATATCTTTTCATATTTGTTCCCCTAATCTCTCGGATTTGTTCATTTATGACATCTACAAAGGCGAGATTATAATTACGGGCATCAGATGTTCGAATGTATTTTGATTTCAATTCTTCAGAAGCATTCTTATCTAACTCTGCTTTAAGTAAGAACAATCGACTTTTCATTTCATTTATTGATTGAAGTAAAGTTCTTCTCCATTCCAATAAAGTGTCAATGTCCGTTTTTTTTAGTACGTCCTCAGATGTTATATTTAGAATTTTATTTTCGAGCATAATTAATAGTGTAAAAAGAAAGAGTTGTTTTTAAAAAGTATATGCTAATCCTCCTCCGGTCCCATTTGTAAATACTCTAAGTGATTTTCCGGCTTTAAGTTTGTAGTCGAGAGCTACAATCTCAAGGCAGAGGGCTACTGCAAAACTGACTCCAGCTCCGATAAATAAACTTTTTCTAAGTTTACGATCTGACTCAGATTGATTTAAAACCTCTTCAGAAGTAAGATCTTCATAATCTTTTTGGTTATCTTTAGACCCAAGAATTGCTCCTGCAATAGATAATCCTGTACCAATGCCAGCGAATGTCAGCGCACCACATTGAAACTTTGTGGACTTTTCCATCAATGAACAATATTCATTGAGCTTACCTACGGATTTGGGATTCTCGATTTGATGGATACCGTTACTTCTATTCGTTGCTCCTTTTGTCCATTTTTGCAAATCTGCGTTCTGTGCGGAGATACTGCACACCATTGCGGTCATGACCACAAAAAATAGAATAAATCTTTTCATTTGTGTAGTTTTAATTTTTCCCTTTGAAGAGGTCTTTATTTGAATGCTTGATATATTTCGTTCTCGTCCGTGTTTATAAATGAATCCTCACCGATAGCTTTGAGATGATCACTGAATTTCTTGTTTAAAGCATCTATGCATTCTTTATGGTAGTTTTCGTTTCCACCAGTTAATACCTGCTTAAACTCCTTAGATTCCATAATGCCACGATAAAGTACTTCTTTAGCCTTTTCCTTTTGTCCGGCAGCCACCATCACGGCAAAGTCTTTTTTCCAGCTAGATTGAGTCTGTTGTGTCCGGATGTTGACGGAGATCTCGACGAGGATGGAGAGAACGGCCCATCCGATTAAAGTTCCCATGATGCAATAAATGAGAACAGGGAAGCCTAGCCAGTTAATTCCGTCTACTCCTACTATACCTCCGGAGTATTTGGAATATTCCCATGCAATACACGAAGAAAAGAATGCGAATACTGAACCAATGATACCTAACACTAGCACTGTTTTTGACATAGCTGCCAAAGTGCTTTCGGCAGCAGTTAGTTTTTTTGTTTCCATTTGTGTGGTTTTAATTTGTTATAGGGGACAAAGATAAAGTTTTTGTTTGTATAATATTCTGTTTTGTGTAAAAACTATTGAACTTGAAGATTATCCAATAAGTTAATCTTAGCGATGATGGTTTCTAAATATGTATAAACTTCTAGCTGATTAACCCTTTGAATGGCTTCTATTAATGAACTCTCATCAATGAATTTTGTTTTGAAACATAGCTTTTCGTCTCCGTTAATGTCGGTTATCATTAATTCTTTATCGTTTTTTGCAGGTTCCATCGCATAATGTCTTAACAGAAGTGCTATTGTTTCATGAAAAGTTATGTATGGCCAACTATCAATAGGGTTAGCGTCGAATATTTGTTGAGGAAAAATTAGCTCAATTTGATTAATAAGTTCCTGTATTGTATTATATTCTCTACGTGATATTTTTTCATAGAAATCGGATTCACAAACTCGGAGATAGGTTAGTAAGCATAATAAATCGACATGTATCTTATCATGCGTATCGCCAAACATATTTAAGGATAAACGGGTATTTATGAAAACCTTTTCGGCTTGTCTTAAAGTTAATCTCTTATATTTGAAAATGGTTGATGCTGTTGATAAAAAAGATAGAATAGTACTTGACTCATTATTATAAGGTAGATCTTGTGCCTGGAAAAAAAAAGGTTGGAAATTGTAATATTCAAATAGATACTGGCAAAAACGATCTACATCAGGATCAGGTAAAGCATATTCAATATCAATAAATCTTTTCAGATATTCATTGGCATTTATTAGGTCACTCCCGTAATATCCACGTATGGAGTGACTTAATTGTTCTTTATCTATGGATAAGACAAATATAATATTAGGTATGTTGAACAAATGTTTAATCCTTTCTAGCACCTTTACTGCATAATGTGGGTTACATCGATCAAGCTCGTCTATGATAAATATCAATGGTTTCTTTTCGCAAACTTCATCAACAAATTTTTCGAGTTCTTTCCGAAATTCTAGTAGACTTCCTTTTTGGCTTTCATAATTATCTATTTCTTTTTCTAACATGGAAGACCCTTCTTCGGCACAATCACGAAGAATCTCAACTACTTCTTCACCTGCATATTTCTTAATTACTCCCTTGAACATTGCAGGGACTGCCTTTAGTACAATTCTTCCCGCTGTATTTATCATGGATGATGCTAAGTCCTTTGTTCTTTTAGAAGAGTTTATTTTTGTAAGTTCGCCAAGCAACCCTACCAAAGGGTCTGAAATAGAGTCATTTTCCCAAGCATTAAAATATAATGTTTGGAAGTTATCTAACTCAAGATATGCTTTCCACATTTCTACAAATGTAGTTTTCCCTGTTCCCCATTTGCCGTCTATAGCTAAGACAAATCCTTTTTCATATGTAGTGATAATGGCTTTTAGTACTTCTGCGTACTTTTCTCGACCTAATTTACAATTTAGAAAGGGCTGGTCAGCCGGGATTTCTAATTTTCCAAGTTTACAATTCATAGTACGTGTTTTTAATTTGTTACAAGTGCAAAGATAAGAGGAATAAAATTGAATGTACTAAAATAATGTTGTATTTTAGCTCAAAAATAGTCCGAATATGAATGAACAAGAATTGATAGAAAAAATGCAAAAGCGCATTAAACTGCTTGAGGTGAAATTTAAGATCCTTAATATAGCCATTGTCATTCTTAGCATAGGACTGATATTATTGCGATTAAGGTTCCTATAATTCCAGCAATTGCACCTATAATTTCTATTTTGTCTTTAGTTGTGTACTTTGGTTGTTTGTTTTTGGGCGAGCAATAATTTTTCCCCCTTTCGGTTATCATAATCCAATAATTATCATTTCCTAAGTAGCATATATAGTCTTCTTTTATAAGAACAGATATTGTTTGTTCTATCTCGATCTCTCGATATCCTTTATTTTTTAGGTAGTAGTAATAATCATCTGTAAATGTACTCTCTGAGTCTTTAGAGGCTAAATATGATAATAAGGATATCGCAATCTTTCCCTGTTGTTCTGTCATGCATATAAATGGCGAATCCCTCACTATAGTGCGCCCACCGGTGTTATTATCCGGAACCAGCTGTCTGGTTACACTATGGTAAAGGATTCATGTTTTAATAACGATATTGGGCAGGTGCTAAAGTACAATCTTTTCCAGATTCGGCAAAAAGTAAGCGGAGTTTTTTACCCCGCTTACAAATAAAAGTTAGAAGTTGGCTACTTCGTAATATTTGAAAAAGTAGTATAGTGCTACCTTGTGCCATTTAGTCAGTTCCTTGTCTCCGGAAAGAAGCGAGGACACAGTGCATTTGTCAATGCCTGTATAGTTACTTAGATGTTTGCTTTTTAATCCTAAGCGTTCCATCCGTCTTTTGATCCAGTCAATCGTGATTCCGTCGATATCTTTGCGATCGAAGTTCACGGCTGACACAGTGAGCTTCCAGTCGTCCGGGATCTCTCCCTTAAACATATCACGGATACGTTCCGTCAGTTCCTTTTTGGAGAGGAACTTGTCATTTACCAGGTCTTTTTGTTCAGCGCGAACAATTAAGCGACCTTCATTATAGGATACAACCTCAATAGAGATATGTCCCATGCGCTGATACTGCCTTGCGAACTCGTCGATCCGCTTTTTACTCTCGGCAGGGAGAGGTAGTAATTCAAGATTCTTCATAATTCATCAATTTACGTTTTGATAATCGGGTATTTAATAATACAATATACTTTGTAATGGAGGGGCTTTCGCCCCTCCGGATCACAATTTGATGAGTCTCATTTGCCCAATGTCGAAAATAGCGATCTGCCCATTTTCACGTCCGAATTGCTTGGCTTCTTCGAGATTAGTGAAAATCCGGATAGAATCGAAGTAGAACATTCCGTTTTCTTCGTTGAACCATCCACCGACTTTCTTTTCGTGCATTAAAGCATGGTTAAGAACTCTTTTCAGTCCTTCTTCTCCAAAACTGTCTTGGGTTTCGAGATAGGCGACTGAAATGCCTTTTGTGACCTTTTTTAAGGTTGTGAGGTCAACCGTGAATCCATCGGGATTCGCTTCTGCTATCGCTTGGATAGCCTTGAACAATTGTTCCATAATATAAAAGAACTTATGCGGACGTCACCCGCGTTTCTTATGACTCTACAAAGATAGATAAAAGTTTGTTAATAACAAACAAAATCGAATAAAAAGTTTGCTAGTAACAAACTTTTCTATCTATTTCTCAAGTTCTCTTCTGTTTCTTCCTTGCGCCTGATGGATTCATCCATCGAGTATAGTGCATCGAGCAGCAAACCTTTCCGGATCTCCGGCTTCTTGGTCATGTCAGACTGTGCCAGGGAATCAAGTAGTCGCAGCTGGGCATCGAATATACGCCCATTATTTTTCCCTTCTCCGGAAAATATTCGTGGATAGGCTGCGCTCATGCAGGAGAGGCTTCCAAGAATGTACCAGTACATGATCATCTTCCTGTCGTCGGGAAGACGTTTCAGAATAGCTGCATCCTTGTCCAGACGATTGATATCAAATTCGTTCCCACGATGCCACAGGCAGGCTAGGAGATGGTTGATCTTTTGAGGATCCAGCTGCATCGCATCCAAATAGGTTTGCATATACATGAATTGCTCAAAGGTGATATCGAACAGCTGGTCTTCCGGTCCGATGAATTTCCGGCACCGGAAGCGGAATGTCGGGTAAGGATTGACTGTCAGTTCCGGATTAATGAGATACAGCCTCTGTGAAGTGATACGGTTTTCTTCCTCACGCATCAGGAAGTGAAATTGATCAGAGAGCAGACTAATTTCTTCGGGATGAAAGAGATACCGACGGCTGCGGATCCGGAAGCGGACTGTTTCACTTTCCTGCCCAATTTTGATACGGACATATTCTTTGAAAATTTTCTTGTGCCGGCATACGTGAGCTTTCAGGCAATAGAGCATCATGTAGATCTTGACCTGTTCTACCGGTATATTCGATTTTGTGAGTTTAACCAGGTATAGGAGCTGTTTCGGGGTGAGCTCGTCCCAGCTTCCAGGAAGTGTGTATGTATCGTCATTGATTTGTATCGTATGCATAGTATTATGATATTGAAGTGAATAGCTTCTTTTTCTTGGAGTTAAAGTCAATAGCTTGGGATCTTGTTTCAATGCCTAGTTCTTCTGCATTTTCGGCCAGATAAGTGTGCATTTTCCCGGCATAGTAGGTTGCCTGACTAGCAAAGAAATTACCGTTTGCGTCCGGATCCTGATAAATCGGGCGGATGGCAGGTGAATATTCTATTGCTTTGCTGGCGACACGTTGCTCGGTTGTCTTTTGTGAGGTATAGAGCTCTGCCGTCTTATTTGCAAGAAAACGAATGATATGATCAATGAGAACCTGCTGCTTGGGTGTCAGCGTATCATTAGAGTATGCTTCCCTTAAATCCGCATATACATTGTCCGGTATCATTTCACGAATATTTCGTTCCTGAAGCTGACGGATTGTGGGGTACATGATACGATAAGACAGGGTGGAGTAATCGATGTCTACCATGCCAAGATCCTGAAAATCGTGTGCATTCCGGATAAAGCAGAAAGGGGAAATATGATCTGTTGCGTACTCCGGAAAATCTTCCTTATTTTCTTCCAGGTAGGTTATAAGCCGGTCAAGAGCTTGCATTCCCCGGAAGCACAAATTCTCCTTTGCGGCCGCTATTTTTGAATCACTGGCCGGAGAACGTTGTCCTTGTACATTACTGACCGTGATGCCGGTATCCCCGAACATGACTCCTAGTTCATTTGTCGCAAGCATTAAGGTCAACGGGCCAAGCGCACGCAATAATTTGCTATACATCTCAGATCCTTGGTCTGTCAGAGCTTGTTTAATGACGGATTGCCCTATATAGGGCTTAACATAGATATCAAGAGCATCCTCAATATACGGTTCAATAGATTCATAAGGCAATGATGAATTGATCTTGACTACCTTTTTTAAGGTCTCAATATCGGGAATTAATGCGTTCATTTTTCTTCAGTTTCTGGAGTTAGACCTGTGTTTTTTGTAGCTCCCGTTCCCTGATCAAGGGTGGTGAGCTGGCAGTTGGTTACAGAAAAATAGATGTCCGAAGGCCATTGATTAACGGCCTTGGCAAAGTATAGAGGTTCAAGGGTTGCGTCCTGGTACATTTTCATGAGAGCTTGCTCGATGGTGAACAGTTCGCGTGCTTCAGTTCCATTAATACTTTTACCTTTACCGGGTGCGGATCCGATGATGGAAGGATGTACTCCCATTCCATAACACATCATGTTGCTTACTTCCTCGCTGTCCTCAATATATTCGCCACCTTTGAAGAACGATTCAAGAGGAGTAATGATGATGTCCTTATCCTCGTAGCCTCTTACTCTGTCATATCTGAAATGTGAAACAAAGCCTTTCCCGGCATTTTCTTCACCGGCAAGGAAATCGTTCATGTCATCAAGAAACTTTTGCCTGCGGGCAGTTTTTTCATCATCTTTGACGACCTTTTCGTCTGCAAATAGCTTCTCCCAAAATGTATCCTTGATATATACGATATACCTGAGAGCCATCTGATTTTTAATCAGAGATTTCTTGAAGATGGGAATAGCACAGGAGAAGTCATACCATCCTGAAGCAAATACGCTCCACCAATAGGGCCGGCTATAATAAAAACGTCCTGGCGTCGAAATACGCAGATTGTGAATGAATCTGCGATCTTTCCCGATGACGAGGTTCCCTTCATCATCAGGAGCAAGTCCCATCCTTTTCTTAAGATCCAGCAAAGGAGTCTGGCGATCGAGCAGGGGAGTGGCGACAAGATCTTCAGGGGTACCTTTCTTCCATTCCGCTGAATATCCATGCCATTCACTTTTACCGGTCTTCTCGTCAATCTCGCTAATACGTGAGCAGGTTGCCTCTTTTGCTTTGATCTGTACGAGCTTGGGCGATTTCGGATCATTACTGAGTATGTATTCTAAATAAGCATCGTAGAAGATGACAAGATCATTAGCGAGCTCTACACGGATGAAGTTGAAATTGTTGTTCTCAAGGAATTCAAAGATTTCGGGTTCTTCTTCCGGAAGCACTTCCTCTTTGATGATTTTGCGGGTTTTTCCGTCGCGTTTCTTCCTGTAGACAAGGATGCTGTCTCCAAACACGACTTTATTCTTAAATTCAACATTACTGCCAATGGTAACGTTGGTGCCGATTTTACGCATGATGTCGTACATCATATCGTTATTCCTTCCGCGCGGAATAAACTTGATCGGATCTTTCTTTCCCTTGGGGACGACTTCAACGGCTGATGTCTCCTTGTCAGTCACAATGTCGCTGTTATCGCTGAATTGGATAACTTTCTCACCTCCTTTCAGGACTGCATAGGTTTCGTACCCTTTCATAACTAGGTTAGGTTGTTGCTTTGATTCCATATTAAAAATATACTTTGAGATGATTAAACTGGGTGATAAGGCAGCGCCGGATCTTGCGTGGTGTGGCTTCACCGGCTTGCAGTACATTGATTGTACTACCGCTGCTATGAAATGAAGTGAGTACAGCACGTTCATAAGTGATTAGTTCCCCGGTACTCTTCTTGCAGAACTGGATGGAAAACTCTATAGGCTTCCCATCCGCATATCGTTCCATCAGCTTCCATATTTTACTTTGATGGATCCTTTTGCTTGAATCTTGCATGGATGATTAATGTTAAGATGATAAGAATGATGGGGATCCCGATGATCAGGCCATACTTGATCCCGTTGTCTATCCCGGCAGCTACAGAACTGCCGGCATCTTTGTGGGAGGCTGACTGTTTGCTTTGCTGAAGCGTGAGATCATTCTTCGTTTCTTGACTCTCAGATACGTGTATAGTGTCATCTTCCTGTAGCAAGGTCTTGACTGTCTTTTCGTTCCCTTCAATCTCGATATTCGATATCGGGGATAAGCCGGTCTCCGGATCTGCCGGCTTTGATGTGTCGAAGTTAACTTTGACTTTCCAGCCTTTGCCCGCTTCTTCTTGATTAAGGTTGAATCGGGAGCAGGCATCTTCAGTTCTGATGCGTAGAGCTGAGTCTGAGATAGAAAGACGGGTTTGCTCTTGAGTGCTACTATCGTTTTGATAAGTAGCACGGCAACCACAAAAAGAACAAGCGCATGCAAGGCTGGCAGTACAAATAAGAATGTGTGCATAGTGTTTCATTGTTTTCGATTGTTACACGATAGGTTTATACATTTGAATCGTTTGAGATCAGCTATTTCTTTTTCGTTATCCGCTATCTTTTTATCCTGCGATTGCTGATTGCTTTCCAGCTTTTCAATGCGGATTGTCCATCTCGTTTCGCTTTCCACTTTATCTTTTTTCATTGCTTCCTTATCAGCTCGCAGGTCTGCTATGAGTTCCTGATATACGTCCTGTACAGAGCTTAGGGCTTTAGCTTCTGCCTGCTTTTTAGTGTATTTGAGGGTGACGAATCCTGTGATGGTTGATAGGAAGCTACCACCAAGTATGAATGCGAGTAATTGTTGTTTAAGGATAGGGTCCATGTCTTGTTTTTCAGCAAAGGTATCGGGTATGCAGTAGGTCGTAAAGGACATGGCAGAGGCCCAAAAATGATAAAATGAAATTTATTTACAGGAGGCAAAGCCCAGCATATAAGGGGTGAAAAAAAACTTTAGATCGAAACATTTTCTTAGGGCGGTGCGTGGTCAGACGGGAGAAAAAGGAGAAAATATTCCCTCTTTTTCCTCCCCTTTTATTGGTTATCAGCTCTTTGCCTTTTTTTCTATGAGAATTGCTTGAGATAATAAAAAAGCACAGATATATGGCTACCTGTGCTTTTTATTGATGGAATTAATGTTTATTCTGATAATAGAATATTGGTTAGTTTTTGAAGATTTGTTGCTGCATGTTATTTTTCATCCTTTTTAGAATTTGAATTGGTTAAAAACATAATATACAGATACTAAGTTTAATATGGCTTGTATGCGGGCGCGTTTAGCTCGACGATGACGACGGCTCATGAGCGGCTTCCTCTTTTTATTTTATTTCTAAAATCGTACGTGATTATTTTGCCAATAGTTTGTCCTCTTTTGGGCGATGCTATCTTCTTTTGGTAATTGATAAGCATCTCAATAACGGTATCGATATGATTCTCTCTGATAGATCCGATAGTCGTGGTTACGGTTCCGACATAACTGCCATCCGGTCTGAGAATCATTGATTCGCCTTCTAAGTGAATGTAGCCTGTCTCATTATTAATAACACGACATTGAGATGGTATGATCTTTTCTATGTATTTTATCATGCTTTACCTCCTTTCTCATTGAATGTAATATTGACTGTGCCACCATTGGCATGGATTACAATGCATCTGTGTGATTTATTCACTCGGAGTTGTTCATTGTCTTCTGCTACTTCTAGGCAGATGTTGGAGAGAGCTTTCTGAAGCTTTTCTACGGATATGTAGCGTCCGTTAGCGCTTTGAGTTTTCTTTTTCATTTTGGAAGACAATTTAAAATGAAACAATATGCTAATTAATTAAAAGAGAGGGACTAAAAAAGTTCCGCTCCCCGTTGTCTTCCACCTGATTCAGGCAGTGGGCGCATTAACGCTCCACACGGGACGGAACTATATCTTATACTATGGACATAAAAAATGCCCGCAGCAATTATGGCGAGCCTACTCGCCTGAATCAAATGGAAGACACTGCAAAGATGGTGATTCTTTTTGAATAGACAAAATAAATGTGGAGTTTTTAGTCTGAAAATAAGCTTTAAAAATGGTGTCACTATGCTATTGGTATACTTACTCTATCTTATGAATATAGTGACACTATATGACTGGTATAGCGTCACTGTATTTATTACGCTTTTTATTGTGTAATGTAGGATCTAAAAAAGGCTTCCTACTTGTGGAAGCCTTCTAACTTATCAAAGTAATAGCAAAGCTATTGATGAAGTTTTTATCTTACTCTATTTAAAGTATCATATACTTAATGTAGGCTCTAAATCTTCTCCTGTTAAATATTTGAATGATTGCGGAGCTACAAAAGAGGAAAATAAATCAAAAGGATTAATTGGGTTTTCATAGAGCTTAGGAGATGAAATCTTCAATGCATATCCTTTTTTGCGTCCTTCAAAATATTGGTCGAAGAATTTTTTTGTAATACCAGAGGCATTTTGGGTTTGTTCCCATAATTCTTTCGGTTCTTGCTCTATGATTTTTTCAACAGTAAACTCTCCCACTATCATTCCTTCTGGCTTTGTGGAATATACTACAACTTTATCTACATTCTTTGTAAATATAGTTTTTCTATATTCAAATTTTTTGTTACCTGCAAATATTTCGCGAACAAACTCAGGCTTAATCGATAATAATACTTTCATTTATTTTACCTCTTGATATTATATTGTTAAACTGCTCATCTGTTAATTGGAAGAAACCCCAGTAGTCAGCACTTAATCCGACTTGCTCAATCAGTTCGTTTCTGGTAATTCTTCTATCAAATGCAGCATTATAAGTCATTTTAATAACAACCATATTATATGTAGTATACCATTCCTTTAACTTATCTTCGTCAAAGATACTATATAAGTTAGCATATTGAAGAAATTCCTCAAGAGTAGCAAAGTCTTTTGCCTTTCTGACTTCTTCAACAACGCATATTGAAGAAGCTACACTTCTGTATTTTGCTGGACCTGCGCCATCAGATGTGCGGTATATTACTAATATATCTCCTTTCTTAAGTTGATCCAGTCCATTCATACTGGATAGATATATCTTGTGGATACTATTTGTATGTGCAACATCCCTAACAAGAAACTCTTTATTTCTTTCTTCGGTATTTAATATAGAGTCAGGGAATAGGGGAGTATGGAATTCAGGCTTCACAGCTAATATGAATTTTTGTGTATCCTTTGTGTGAATAAAGGGGTAGTCTGATAACATATCTCCTGTAAAATCTGTCATAGATTTAATAAAAACAAGCTCGGGAGTAACCCCTTCTCCTTTTGTTCCATATTCAGTAAAACCATATCTTCGTAAAATTTTGATTAATCCTTGATGCTTTTCGAAGATAGTCACATATATTTCGGTAACTCCCATATATAGAGCTGCTGCAACAATCTTTTTTATGAAATGCTCGCCTAACTTTGTATTATGTGCATCTATCTTGAATGTTCCTACTTTTAATCTACTCGCAGCAGGCATTGGAGGATTTATATCATTTAATTCCTCTGTTTCATGCTTCATGTATAGGAAGCCTTGAAGTTTTCCATCTTGATCTTTTTGGACAAAAGCTTTGGCACCACTTTTAGTTTTTTTGGTGTACCATTCAGTGAATTCAGGATAATCTTCTTTAAGCGAATCAAAAAAGGGATCGGATAAGTCTATATCACCAAATTTATGTTGTTTCATAATAGGATCTCCTTACATAACTCTTTTAGTAATAATAGGCCCATGATCTTCTTATTGTAGTATTCAGCTTTGTGAATAATATTAAAACCAAAAGAGTCGTTAATAATATTTAGGGCGCAACAAAGGTTGGAATAATATTTGGGAAAAGCAAAAAAAAGTAATAATAAAACATACCTTTTTTATTTATTATTCAGGAAGAATACACCACTAGAGTTTGATCCAGGTGCCGTGAAATAGAAGTTCATACCTAACCACAGCGTGTCAAATGCATCAGTTATGTGCGTCTTATATTCATCCGGATTATCAGGAGTGTCATCGCTCCCTTCGGGCGTTTTATCCTTTTCAAATCCATTCTTTCCTTGCTTGATACCAGTCTGTTCCATTGCGATCTTCAGAAATTCATTTTGATGCAAGTTTATTTGGATCCACAGAAATTGCGGATCTCCTTTCAGAGTCAAGTCTATATTCAGATGCTTCCACTCATGTTTCGGGGCTTGACCGACATAGACCATCGTCACGTTGTATCCATTCTCTTTGAATACCCGTTCAATGATATCGGCATAAGTTTCTGTAGTGGATCCTGACTCCCAGGTGAACGTATGATCATAGTAGACTACTATATCGTGATTAAGTTTCGGACGGTAGTAGTCGGCTATCATCTTGACAAGATCTTGTAGCTTCCCTGGTGTTTTGACATAAAATGACTTGAGAATGCGCATCGTGTGGTCATTCAGTTGGCCTACGACAGCTGTGGAGATGGATGCATTTGAGTCGAATGCCAGGTGCAGTTCCTGATCGAAGTCAAGATCTCCGTCTCCCAAACAGCCGCAGGAGGTCAGTTTTCCCCAGTTGCACCCAAGATTCCGGAGGCGTCCATTGTCTTTCGGGATATAGAAGTGAATATTATCATCCAGCGCAGAATAGAAGCCGTTCGGTACACGGAACAGGCGTTCGTTCATGAAAGCGGTACGCCAAATTAGCGGTGGTGAGTTACGATACATCTGCCAGATGAAATCTTCTCCCAATACTTCAAGGTTGTCGAATACGTCGTATTCACCATAGAAAACGGTATATTCTTTAGTTTTCCCCGGCTGCGGTTTGATTGGAGGCTGATATTTCCTTGCTAGATCTAGGTCAAATTGATATTCTTTGATCTGACGCATCACATGGTCCGTGAGTGGCTTGCGTTTGTACTCCTGCAGTTTGAGATATAAGTTTCTGATCAGGTTGATGTGAGGTGGGGACATTTCATCCATCTTGTCCAGGATCCATTTTCCCATTGATGCGGTCGGCATATCTGTGGAATAGCTTACGCTGTGATGGTGCGGGCATTCACCGAAGTATTGCCGGTTGCCTCGGTTGGCAGGAGCCACCTCACTTTTAATCTTCTCATAGTTGAGAAACTTAGCTTCAGGACCTATCACCCAATCCAGCGACATGGAGTTGGCAGACATTCCCTGGTTGAATGACAGGATCACCATGACCGTACCATTCCAAAAGTGGAATGCATTACTCCAGCCTTCACCCAGAACAGGACGGACAGGTTTGGCGAATCCCATGCTTGCCGGTGCTTTATGACCAACGACATAGTGAATGCCTTGAATGTATCCCCATTCAGCCAAAGCCTTGCAGATTGCCGGGAGAGTATTTCCCCATGCCTTGGCGTATGACGGAGAGATGAGACCACCCAAAGATCCCGGCATTTCCCATATATTCCGGAGGATAATTCGGGCATCAATACCTTCGGACTTCCCGGTACCACGTGATGCGACTATATACTCGTCATGTGCGTTGATGGCCATCGCCTGGCGCTGCATCTTATTGAAGAATTTGTCTACGACTTCATATTGCTTTCTGCGGCGTTCACGGGCAGATAAGATAGGAGAGAGGGGTGTACTCATTCTTCTTCCTCCTCTTCGATGGGACGAATGTCCACCGCTTTTTTACTCAACATACCTTTGAATCTGCTTCGCATTTCTGACCTGGTTCCTTCAAGGTCTTCAATAGGTTCCAGACCTTCCAGAAGGGTAACATCATCTGAAGGCTCAAATGATGGAGGAACGAGCTGGGAGTAGTCGAATTTCTCATCTTCTTTGTCCGAGCGAGTGTATTTACCTATCTTGTCCAACGCTGCAGCTGCTCCCTTGGCATCTTCTTTGTCTATTGCCATATTGAAGGCTTTTTTCCCGCCTTCGACAATCATGTACCGATACCAGGCTTTTGCGGCCAGTTGAATGTTGCCAACTAATCTGTTGATCATGCCGATGTCCCGGTATGCTTGTGACTGTGATACGGCATCTGCGTTACCTCCGCATCCATTCATCAGGAAGTTGACAAGTTCACTGTCTTGGATCAGAGGATCTTCCATTTTTTTGCTGACACATAGCATCATTCGTTTTTTAATTTCCATTTCACGTTGGGACAGGATGCTTGATGCTTCCTCTCTGTCTTTGAACAAGGCACGTTCTATCCGGTCATATGTGGGATCTTTCTTAGGCATAACTATAGTGGTTTGTTGTATTCAAACGAAAGCGAGGACAACACTAGATGTATCGCCCTCGCTTGTGCATGAACTGTTCATAGATCCAGGGGCAATGCCTCTGATGTTATTCCTTACTTGCGCTCTGTTGCGTCGCAATTTCCTTTTCCAGTGCTGCCAGTTCTTCTTGGTAGCCGGCAACACGATCTAAGGCATTTTGCATAACAGTCTTTTTACCTTGAGATTCGGCGCGGTTAGCAGCAGATTGGCTGTTAGTAATGTTTTGTTTCAGACGTTTAATCTGACGGGCGATCTCAATACCGCGTACTACACCATTCTCACTGTATACCGGTCGTTTCTCTTTAAGGCTCAGTTCACCTTTTCCTTCTGCCCAGGCATCGATTTGTTTCCAAAGCCGGCGGCGTTCGTCATCGAGCTTGCAGAGCTCTTCGGCTATAGGCTGCCGTTCTTCTGCCGGGATCTCCGAATTAGCTACATCGTTATGCAGGCTTGCATATAGAGGTGCGATTTCCTTGATACGGGCATAAGCCTTGCGAATAGACGGGCTGAGTGATTCTTCTGTGATGATTTTGACGCCTGGTGTGTTCAGAGCGTTCACTTCGTTCTGTAAGGCAGATAGCTCTGACATCTTCTCGTCAAACTGTTCCTGAAGGGAAACAAGTTCATCTGCGTGACTTTCACTGTCGTCCTCTAAACTGTCAATTCGTGATCGAAGGTTATTGACCAACTCCTCCAGGGAGGCGATATTCGCTTGCTTGGATTCGATCGTTTTTTTTCGATCATCCTCGCTCATGGTCTTTACTACAACAATTTCTTCCATTGCGGCAGGATATAAGGAAGGGGAGAATTTAATCTCCTTGTCGAGTTTGGACAAGCAATTAACGAGCTGGGTGAAATGCGGATCAAAAATGTGTGGATCTTCCGGAGCTGCTGCCAGGTAAGCAGCAAATTTCTTTTTCATAGCTTCCTTTGCGAGAGCATTGAAAAGAACCAGGCCGTCAGCATATTTGCGCTGACGGTCTCCTAACCATTGGCTGAGTTGTTCTTGTCTGATCATGATTCTGGTGCGGGAGCTGGTTTAAATCCGCCTATCACTTCCATATCTATGGGAGTCTCAAGGAAGATCGCAGAGTAATTGGAATCGGCGGTAGCCGTATAGGTGGTACCGCGACGGTCACCTCTTGCTTTTCCTCCATTGAAGGAAGGAGCAGTAGAAGCATATAATCCCGGCTGTCCCATGATCATTTGCCTGCCGTCGGAGTCTTCAAAGATGTAATAGCCTGCTGTGTTTTTTACCAATGCATTGAATGCATGCATTTCAGGGGTATTACCAGGGAAGAAGAAGCTTAACGTCAGTTTATAGCTGATCCCGTCAGCTTCTCCCTGTTGCTCCGCTTTATATTCGACTGTTGCATCTGTACTATATAGATAAATAGGTTGCTTATATGTTCCTTCTGCAGGAAAAGCAAATGCACCGGCTGCCGTCACTAGTGCTTCATTGTCTGCAGCTTTGCCGGGATCCGGAACGGTGGGTACTGTATTGGGTGCATCAAATGGGACGAACAGCAAACGTCCTTTATATCCACCCATATTATTTTGACCGACATTCCATTTCAGTGGTGCGAAAGCCGGACCAGCTGCCAGCATGGTCAATGTATCTCCATCAAGATGGCATGTCTGAGGGTGCAGCTCTGGGATTGCAATAACCAAAGCCACAAATAACAAACAGAGAATTAGGTAAGTATATTTTTTCATTAGTGTAATTGTTAAGAGTGAATAGGATAGAGCGACCAAAAATGGCCGCTCATTTTTTATCTCAGTTTAGGTGTAAGCACCGGTTGCGGTTGTTACTTCGCCTTCCACTACAGTCACTTCCTGATCGGCAGGTTTAGTCTTACCGTCTACAGCAGTAAACTCGATAGTGTACTTACCGGGTGTCAGACCAATGATGCATTGACCATTGCTACGTTCAGCAACTTTGCCTTTGATGGCCCAAGCGGCATTCTCCGTTCCTGTGATATCAACTTGTACGCCTCCGGTCTTGCAATAGTCTCCTGCGAGGTCAAGAGATTCATTCTTTTGCTCATTACAGCGGTATACTTTTTCATGCCAGTCGCGGATACGGGTGTCATAACCGGTTTGCAGCCAGAATTGCCATTCGTTGGGATCTTCGTAGATATCACGGATCTGACAGAACTTGGTTGCGGCTTGGGTATTGAAGGCAACATCCATATTCCCTTTCTTCTGAAGAACCAGGCGTGATCCCTGTCCCAATGCTTCGTGAGAGAGGATTTCAAGCGCAGGGCACATTGCGTCTTCACGCAAAAGTTCAATCATGCGTTGCATGGAAGGATATTCCTGCATACTCAGTTTGTTGCGGAGAGCAGAGCGTGCAGCTATCAAGACCGTTTCGGCACAAAGTAACTGTGGAATTCCTGACTTGGAAGAACGCAGGTAAGTGTTGGCACCACCAATCCATTCAACCAAATTTTCATAAGCGGCGGAGTCTGTATCCTTCGTGGGCAAAGCAAAAAGACCTGATGGAGCAAAGTTGCCGCGAGCAGCATTGACATCACCTGTTGTAATCAGCATGTCGGCTTTGGTGAACAGACCATCAAATGCACCTGACGGTGAAGTTGAGTCTTCATCACGTTCTGCATGAAACAATGTATATACTACATCTTCAACATGAGATTTTACCAATGTGAAGGCAACACGTGTTTCAAGAGGATGTTTCTTGTTGATGTTGCTGACCGGCTGACCTCCTACGATCAACAGTTCACCGTCATCGTATTTTTGAGAGTTTTCCTTTGTGATACATACAACATCCTTCGGTTCGATAACGGAAGGTTCATAGCCGAGCAGCTTATCAACCAGGCGGAAATTTTTCCCAATCTTGTAAGACTGAGTTCCACCGGCACGCCGGCGTTCATTGATCAAGGCATGTTTGCCTTGCAGGTCCATCACGTTCAATCCCAATTTTGCGGCAACTTCCTGCAGGGTAGCAAATGGAAGAGCGCGAAGCGCCTTATCATATGTGATTAAGGTTTGGTTCAGTTTCGATACGTCAATTAATTTTTGAGACATATTCTTTAATAGTTAAGGTAGGTTAGTAAATTAAAGGAGTCCGTCAGCCTTCAGGCGTTCTGTGATTCCCTGATAATTGCCGGCATTTTCCTCGCAGTAGGCAGCCAGTTCCTCTTTTCCTCCGTTTGCGGCAGGTTCACCCTTTGGGGCAGGAACTGGTTCACCCGGTGCCGGAGCTTTCTTTAGATTGGCTACTTGTTCTTTGAGTTGAGTGATCTCTGAATCCTTGCCGCTTGCCTCGGTTTTCAGATTAGCGATCTCTTGATCTTTTTCACTTACTGTTGTCTTGAGAGTCGCTATTTCAGTAGTCGCATCAGATAATTTCTGATCGATCTCCTGTTTAGCTTGTACAAGAGAACTGTTATCCGATTTCAGACGGGTGAATTCATTATGCAGGGAGTCGAGGTTCTCTGCTGATAATTCGGTCGTTACTGCCTTATCTTGACTGATATTCAGAAAAGATAAAAAAGCTGACCATGATTCTTTTAGAGTCATTTTGTTTTTGAATGAAGTTGTTGATAATGCTGGCACGGAATTCGTGTCCATACCCGCTGCCAGAAGAACGGATGTGGAACGATCATAGAGGCGAACGGCATTGGAATTTGCCGGTATGTCCACGATGGATGCTTCCATCAGCTCTGACTCTGTAACTGTTTCGCGAGTCTGACCAGGTACCAGAAGGTCTTTGTTGGCTGATGTAGCAATGATGCGGATACCGACACTTGCGGCGTTGTAAGTCCCTGCTTCGTATTTTGCGGCAATGTCTTTAGATAGTTGATCAACCTTGTCGAAAACAGGAATGGCAGAAAGTACATCGCCTTCAAGCTGTATATCTTCCCAATGCCCGATAGCTTTAGTTTCTCCCCAAATGGGAGATCCTTCATCACGAAAATGCATATACAGCATCACCGGGTTCTTCTTGAATGCTTCGAGGAGCATTCCAGAGGTAAGGACCCGGTAACCGTAACGATTAAGCGATGAATCGGAAAGAATGATACGTTTTTGGCTCATTGCACTGATTTTGGTGCAATGATACGCCTATTAGTGAGGGTGCAGAAGGACGGTTAAATTTCGATATAGGAGAGCATCGGATGTAATGAGGTCCCGGCAAGTTTCAGCTCATATCCGGTGAAGTCGGTTACCTTTTTCCCTATAATCAGGTTTAAGGTTCCGAGGAGTGGGTATTCATTCGTGCCATAGATATACTTGTGTCCCTGTGTGTCCTGACAGCGTAGAACACAGCCTGTCTGAACTTTATTGCGCAGCTTGTTTGCTGTATTCCCCTCTAATGCGGATCGGGGAAACTGGATGGTCGCTGAATGCTTATATGTGATTCCTGCGTCTTTAGTATCATCGGAAGCGACAGTTGGAGCTTCAATGACTCCTCGCGTTGGAAGCGGATACCAGTCGTGTCCTTCCTTGCTTCTGATGCATGCTTGGTTCTGATGTACTGCAAACAGGGCTATTTCGTCTGTATTCAGGATTTCGGCAAATAATATGCCTCCCATATTATTGATATTATTCATAACTTATTGATTTTCAATTAGTACGCATTTTTAGAACATTTTTTGATCAAAAAAGGGACAATTAACTACACTTGCTCGGTCATGTTTTTGTGCGGTGATAGCCTCTTTTTTTCTCTTTTCGTCGAAGATTAGCCCTCCATCGATAATAATTCTTCTTGAATGCATCTTCGCTGATAGAATCAATCCCATAGCAGGTCATGAAGTTGTGTATCCCGTCGATATAGGTGATTCCGTAAGTGTGCTTTTGTTCATCCAAGTAATCATGCACCTCTGCCCATAGCATGCGGTCGATCTTGCGAATGAGAATTATCTGTGAACGTATTCCCAGGTAATTGTAAGTTTTAGGATCCTTCCCGGTAGTACGTTCAGGAAGGATGATGGTGAGATTACCATGATCCTTAAAGATGTTGGCTGGACGACGTTCTAACAGATCGTAGATAAAATGGTAGATATCCGTTTTATCCGGGAAGCGAATCGGAGAGTCCTGCAAATTGCAGAACTTTCCGATCAGATACTCCTTAAGATGCTGTGGAACTTCAATCTTAGTAGTAATCATATAAAGCATAGTGGTTTAGGTGTGGAGCTAATGTACAAAATATAACTGAGTAATCCTTGCCTTTATCAATAAAAAAACGAGGTATTGTACATATAACCCTTGCTGATACCGTACTATTTTTTTGTGCAATCGTGCTAAATGAGCTATGCTTTCTATTTATGTGTTGTTTATCAGATAGTTAAGGGCGTACGAAATAGTGTACTTTTTAGCACAAAATCTTCGTACTCCGTACAAAATGCATTTTTGTGCGTTTTTGTACGAGTCGTACGTTTTTGTACGAAAATCGTGCGGTGTTTAAATATCTGATTTATAATGTAATAAATGCCGAAAAAAGGGTGTCTGCACGAAAGCACAAAATTTTCCCTTATTTTTAGGTAGGGTATTTTTAAGAAAGAAAGAAAAATAAAAAAAATATATATGTCCCCCTGTCTGCACTTGGCGCCTCTCCCCCTGCACATTTGTTCAAAACGTTCTTGATGAATGAAGGGGAGGCGAGGGGAACGGAAAAAGAAAGCCCGGTAATACAGAAGCATCACCGGGCAATAAATGATTCGACTTATGTTAGCGCAAATCATCAGGATAAAACACTTGCGATATCAATTCGTACTCACGCGGTAGTGACTTGACGCCAACGACTACGCAGATACCCCTTGCGGCAAGCTCGTAGAGCCGCTGTGTTGTGATGACAGAGCCGCGAAAGTTGTAGTTACTGCAGAGAATGAAGTAGGCAGTAGGCAGGTCAAAGGAATAGATATCCTTGCGGATGATTTTTTTAGCATCCGAAGGGACTTTGGCAAAACCTAGCCGAACGGCCAGGCGGGAAATGAATAGTTCCCGGTCATCGCTCGATGGGGCTATTACTACCATTATTTTATTCTCTTTTTTTATTGTCATAATGTTGCGTATATCAGTGAAAATTAGTATCTTTACAGAGTAATAAATTGGGATAATCTACTCATCTTCGATTCGAGTAGAAGTGTGGCCGGACATGTGCCGGCACTAATTTAGGCACATGCCGAATGCTGCTATAATCGTCAGAAAACTCTAAAAAGTCATCCAAGACATCTTTCCTTGTTGTTTCTTCAATAATATACATACAAGCTATTTTAATGAATAGATCACGTGATGCAGGCTTACAATGGTCAGCTATAAGAATACTCTTGCCTTCAGGTATTGTAGCAAGAATGTTATTGACGGCGTGATAGAAACGCATGAAGCGTTCCGGATCTTGCCGGTATAGAGGAAGAACTTCGTCTAATATTTCTTGATAGGTTCCCATGCTTAAGTGCAGAATAGTGATAGTGCAATTAAAATTGATAATTTATATTCCCTGCTGTATAGCTCCAAATACCGGTGTGAAACCTGAATTTTAGCGTCTCAATGATTCCTTTTTTTTTGTGGGATCCAGTTGTGTAAAGCCTCGATGTCTCCTACTTCCGGTTCTGGCGGAAATACATATAGGTGGAGTCCGATGACGAACCATCTCATTCTATTCATGTTCCAGGTATTTGTTTAATTCACTCCGTTTTATGTTTTGAGGGTTATTCAATAGCCTTTTTAATTACTGCTTTTGCTACATCAATTTCTTTGGCAGCAAAAGAATAGATAGACTGCTCTTTGTAATCAAATCGTTCTAGCATTGCTTGTAATGCTTCCAACAATTCAGGAGCAGTAGCCATAAGTCGGGCATTTGCATTTACTACTTCCATATCCATTTCGGAAATATGGGTATCCAATCCATCATAAACTTGGCAAATGGCAAATCCTGTTTCACGAGATATAACATCTATGTCGTCCACTAACCATTCACCTTTAGTTCCTCTAAATTCTTTCATGATTTAATTCCTTTCTATCTTGTTTTACGGTAAATAATCAGTTAAATAAGCTAACGGAATCCATAACTCCGGCTCAATACTCTTCTTTGTTTTTTCACTGAAAGCCGGATTATCGTCACATTCAAAATGAGATATTGTCATGTAGCAATCTTGATGTGCCCACCAGTGAGCCGATGTAAAATCTTCATCTCCTTGCCATCCTATTCTTGTACCTTTCGGATTATTATCTTCATCTATCCAATCTGGATGATAGGCTATCACTTCTTCTCCTATTGGAGGCTTTTGTTCACTATATCTTCTCCATTTCATATTAGCTCCTTTCTATTCTATTATGCGTTATTGATTTTATCTAAAAGGTTGCGGAGTATCACTTCATTTGCCTTATATAGTTCTGCTTGTTCTTCCGAGAAATTTCCATAACCAACAGAAACCTCTATCTCCGAAAGTGCAAACCGGATAGCTTCATATTCATCAGGAGTAACCACAATCCTTTTTGGTTTTAGTGGTTTGATAAAATCTATTTGTGATTTATCAACTCTGTTTATTTGTCGATAATCATCGGTACGTATGCCATAGCCACGATAGCTTTGAACAATAGTGCAGACTTCACCTTTCTCAATGATTATCCCACCTTTATTTTTTAGTTGGCAAAGAGTTACAACCTTTGCACCTATAATCTTTCCCATAATGCTCCTTTCTGTTCTTGTTTTGAGAGTTATAGATTTTGAAATTCGTCTTTCAACTTTTCCAGATTTCCTTTTATAGAATCCTTAATTAGATTAATGAGGAAATCACTCAATACCATTGGAATTCTCTGCTGTTCCCGTCCTCCCTCAAATGGATCATCATGTTCTATAATTAGAATAGGATTAGTACTTTCCAACGCAATAGGCAAGTTGGGGTCTTCATCTCTTGCATAGTAATTGGTATCAAACTCGAAACAATTTAACGCTTGCTCATGTTCCTCAATGAGTTTATTTAGCCGATTGGCTTCCTTTAATTTCTCTTTATTCATATCTACTTAGTTTTGAGGGTTATTCCTTCGGTGAATATCTGGAAGGATGCCATTGGCAGGTAGTGTCACTTTCCTTCTGACCAAATACATTGCAACAG